TTTGTCTGGATTATGATCCGATTTGGTGGCGCTATGACGAGCATCACCAATCCACCCATCACTGGTAGAGCGGCGATCTGGATACCAGGTATCAATTTGATCTCTTAACTGCACACCAGCTGCACAAAGTACAGGCTTCATTAACTTAGTAAGAGTCTGGCTTCGTCTTCGCTAATTCCAAGCCGTTCTAACAGGGCAGCCTTTTGTGTTGCCTTTGCTTCGGCTTCGGCTTTAATTTGGGATTTAACTTCATCCCACAATGCATCCAATTCCATTTTGGTTGGTTTAGAAGTATTAGATAACCAAGTTAAACCTGCGTAATCATCTCCATCCAAAGTCCATTCTTGACCAGCGTATTTTTTAGCAAGAATTAATGTGTAATCAATCATTATGCACCTATTTCCATAACAGTAATTGATGAAGCAGTTCGAGAAAAAACGGATGAATCTGTATCTAAAGTAGTTCTATTAACATATGCGTTTCCAGCACTTGAGCATTTTATTTGTATTTTATATGTGGTTGATGATGTGGTCGCTGGACTATCAAGATAAGTGCCACCTGCAAATACTGTTTGACTGTTTGCATTTCCATAAAAATCCGAACTTGTTGATGTTCTACTTCCAGATGTATCTCCTACAAAAATATCAGTTGCTCCTCTTAATAATTTAATAGTAGCAACATTAGTTCCAACTTCACCAGTTCCATTAACAGTTGCCATTACCAAAATTTTAGATGTATTTGCTGTTGGTGTAATACTTATAGATAAACCAGTTACATCGGTAAAACTTGTAGAACTTGTGCTAAAAGTATCTGTTTTAGTTGTTGATAAAACCTGCAACACTTTACCGCCACCGCCTGCTGGAGTTTTCCACTCTGGAGCAGTTCCCCCAGAATTGACTGTAAGCACTTGATTAGCTGTACCAATGCCGAGCCTAACTGGTGTAGATCCACTTGAAGAATAAATAGTATCGCCAGTAGTGGTCATAGGATTTACCATGCCTGTAGTATCTAAATTAGCCCAGGCTGATCCAGTGTAATAAGTTGTAACGTTTGTATCTTTTAAGAAAGCAAAGTTGCCTTCTTGTGGTGATGTAACAGCTGCATCTCTAGCTGCGGCACTTGCAAATACCCAAATACCTTGCATTAAATAACCATCTACATCGGCTGCAGTTAATACCTCGCCTGTAGTAAAATCCTTAAACCCTAAACCTGCTGCCATCTCTACTCCTTAGTAACTTAGGACATTATAGTCTAAAGTGCCATAAATGCTATTATTTAGGATAAATGCATCTATAACGGGCTCTAGTGTCGTGAATGTGGTGCGCCAACTATTCGGGGTTATATTCATGGCAACCCCAAAAATCTGTAGAGTCTTAGTAAGTATGCTGCCACCTGGCTGGGTGGTGCTAACTGTAATTGGATCAAAAAAATCTAGGTTTAGAGCTGCAATTACACCGCTATTATAGTTAGGCGTGTATAGATCCAAGGTTATATTGTCTACTCGGATTGAGGTTTCTTGCCTACTAGCCACATAAGCCTGGGCATAATCTAATGCTACTGCATCGCTTTGCATTAAAAGATTATCTAAGAAATAACTATGCAAAAAGTATTTATCTATACTTGCCTGATTTAATGCGACCTGTGGGCTACCACCAGCTCTAGTTATTGTAGCCTTATTAAATATCAGCACATCATTTAATATCCATTGAGCATCGGCATATGATATGCCTGTGCCATCATCATTAAATACTGTTGGTGTGCCACCCACTGATCCAGCCGTAACCGCTCTATCTTGAAATACAAAATTATTATCTGCATCCACATAAATAGCGCCATACTCGGACTCTGTTGCAATTTGTAAAGCTTGTAAAGCTGTGCGGTTTGTACCTGGATCTGCCTGTAATGTAGTCAAGCCTGCATCAATATCACGCTGTGATAATGGCCAGTCAATTTCATCTAATATCTGGTTAATACGTGTGCCTGATAGATCGCCAGCAGTAGCACCTGTAACAGTGCTTATTTGAGCATTGTAAGCGAGTCTAAAAGCATCTACAGCTTGTATGGTTGTATAGGCTACATCTTCGGCTTCTCTAGGATAGGTAGTAACGTAGCTTGTAATAAACCCTGAAAATATAGGATAAGTAACGCTGTTATATGTAGCAGTTATCTGCACCTTTTTCATAGGTGTTAAAAATGTGTAATACGGACTAGATGGATTTTGTGGGTTGAAATCGCCATTTTGATCCACTATGCGTAATGTAAGTGTGCCCGTTTGGAATTGATCGATTAAAGCGTTACGGCCTCGCTTAGTTTCAATACGATTTACTTGATTAGATACATCCACAATAACAGCGCCAGGATCTCCTAATATATTTGTATCTAATATACCTTGATCTAAAATCATTGCCTGAGCAAATGATGGGCCAGTGTTAAAATTAATAAATGCATTTACTACAGGTACGGCCATTACAAACCGCCAGCAATGCCATAAGATACGCCTGATTTAGTGGCTATCTGTAAACTCTCAGCTATAAGTTGAGCGAATCTATCGCCAGTTTGTGCTGTATCAATAGTAATAGTTAAATCTCTATTTTCGCCTTGTCTAAAAAATGATGGATCAAATATGCCGCCACCTGGTGTGCCTACGTTTACATTTGAATAACTTTGACCATAAGCCAAAGCATCGGCTGCTTTTTTAGTTTTAGTACCCATACCAGCTAAAGGTAATAAACCACTTGCAGCACCTTGCATAGCCATCAAAGCTGCCAAAATTTGCATAGCATCCATGCCTAGATCTTTATTCTCACCCATTCTAAACTTGGCTGGATCAAATTTACCCATAGCATCTGCGGCATCTTGGGCGGCTTTAGCCAACTTCTTTAACTGTTCAGCTGCTTCTAACTCTGCTAATGCCTTTTTGCCTAACGCATCATCATTTTTGGCAATAGCAATTAAGCCATCTAGTCGCCTTTTAGTTTCTTCATCTGTGGCTTCATTACGTGCTTTTTGTAAGCCAATTAACTCTAAATCAAATTTTTCTTTTAGTTTGTCTAATTCAGTTTTCTTCTTTAATATTTCATATTCTTCTTTGCGTTTACCAGTAGACAAAGCAATAATTCTAGCTTCTAATCTTCTATTGATAATACGTGCTCTGGCTAATGCACTGTTTTCTTCTGGACTTAATTGTCTAGCACTTGTAGCAGCGCCAAGGACTGCACTTCCGCCAACAATAGTAAAGGCAGCCGCCACAGCTTTAGGGCTTTTACTAGCAATAGCGATGGCTAATAAACCAGCCTTGAATGTAGGATTACTTACTAAGTCAGTAAAGCCTTTAGTTAATTTGGCTATTTCTCGAATAGCATAAGCTATATTGTCGCCTAGGTTTTCAAAATCTGTGGCAAGGCTAGCGACAGAATTATCTTTACTTAAAATCTCTAATGCATCTACTAAGCCTCGGCCAATAGATTTAGTGGCTTCGTCTGCTCCTTTTTTAAGCACATCCATTTTGCCTGCATAAGTATCTAATCTAGCAGCTGCTTGTCCTGAAAATCTTTTTTCCAGGGCTTCCATAATCTTATTCATGTCGCCAGATTTAATTATGTTTGCATCTATGCCTGTGTTAAGTGCAGACAGAGATCTCATTTGACCTCTAATACCAGCTGCTAGTGCACCTACAACAGTTTCTAAACTTTGTCCAGTACCAGCACTTATATTTAATGCAGCCTCTAGTGTGCGCTGTGATAGCCCAACTGATCTAGTAAGGTTTAAGAATGTTTGAAATGGTTTGCGTAAGTCTGTAAGTATTGCGTATGTTTTTTCTAAGCCTTTTATGTAATCTTCTACCTCTGTAACTCTAAATGCGTTGCCAGTATTTTCTAATTGTAACTGTAATGATTTGGCTGCGGCTTCATCATCAGAAAATGCTTTAATGGCTTTCTTACTAAACGCTACTAATGCAGCGCCACTAAATGCAACGCCAAAGGTACGTGCAAAACTCTTTACACGCTTTTCAAATACGTTTACATCTTGCTGGGCTTTTTTAAGCGCTTTACCATTCCAGGTAGCGAGTGCGGATACGACTACATTGGCCACTATGCCACCTTCTTCATTTCAGTAGTGTCATTAAAGTAATCAGCGCCCGCTTTGATTGCATCTAAAATAGCATCATAAATTCTAGGACTATCTTTAGCCCAAGCCTTGTAAATTAATCGGCCTGATCCTTTGCGACCAGCACTTCTGACATCTTTAATCTTTGGCTGTTTAGTAAGTTCTGGTAAGTCAGTAACAAACTGGTATCCTGCAAATGGATTATTAGAATCGTATCTAGCTGTAGATCTGCTCTTACGTCTAGCAGTACCAGCTTGCTTGAATGCCATTGTGCCACCACCAGGATTAATAGATGTAAATGGCGCTCTACCTTGTGGGTTTAATCGGCCTGCGGTTTCGTAAATACGACCAGCTGCGCTGATATTGTAAACGTAATTCTCAACTTGAAAACCATTTTTAAATCTTCTGTTTTGGCCTTCTTTGTAACCTATGCCGCCTTTTACATTATTGGCATCATATTTTGGGAATGGTCGATAATCTATACTCGATGATATTGGTTTAGACCAGCCAGATAGTACTTCTGTATTAGCAGGTACATAACCTTTAGCGGTAGCTTCTACCTGGCGCATTAATGGATTAATAGCAGTTTTAATGCGAGCATAGAGATCTTCATCGATAAAGCTAAGGCCTTTCATGACCTCTTTAACGCCTACGACCTCGGCTGGCATTTTTAATCTCCTTAGCTCTATCAACCAATACTTTAACCATTGCTTGATACATTTCCGAGTCCATATTAATAAACTCGCTAGGCGGAATCCCAGTTTCTATAGCCATCTGTGCGATGCCGTAAAGGATAGAATCCCGCTGTGTTATTTTTTTTCTTCGTCTAATACCTCGACAGTTTCTAGGCTGTCTATAAATTCCACGTTAAATAAAGGTACTTGAGCACCTGATCTGCGCAAGCACTCCCAAGCTAACCAATAAATGTGGGTTTGCTGTTCATGCTCACGCAGCATCTTGCTAATACCTGCACCATATTTCAATTCGAAAGCGTATTCGACACCTGGTGTTATCTTATGTTCTGTGACTTCACCAGTAGCCCTAGTAATCTTTAGCTTTGCCATTGTTACTCCTTAATTAGAACGCCACTGTAGGCGATACTGTGATTACGGAGTTTACAGTAAATGTAATGCTAGATGTAGCAATTTCGGCTACTCCAGCTGATCCGATAGGAGTTAGGTTATTTACTAGGATTGAGAACTGGTAGGTAGGGTTAGCAGCTGATACAGCTGTTCCTTTTACTGTAATTACTGATACAGCTAGAGTCTTGCCAAATGCATCATTTAGAGTCTGGCTAATCTCAGTATTTGCCCAGTCGTTCATAAAGTCGATTGTAAATGTGCCTGATTGTAGACCTGCTACGAATCGGTGAGCGGTATCACCCATCGCAGTAATCTCTAGCTCATCTACGATTTGATTGATAACAGCGCTTGATACCAAGTCGCTAATATCGATTGAAGGTGTAGTAGGCGCTGCGTTGGTAGCCAACTTAACGCCGACGTTGTTATTTAAGTATATTGCCATTGTTACTCCTCGTCATTCTTGTTGGTTGCTGCTTTGCCTTTTGGTTCTTCTTTTATTTGGCCTGTCTTAATTAAGAAGGCTAAATCTTCTTCTTTGCTCATAATTAACTCCAGCTCGTTAGGATTGATACTGTTATTTCAGACACCAATAAATCGCCACTTTGAGCGTTTACGATTGCTGGAGCTGAAATGCTTGATATATTAAGTGTCAGCGCTGACGCTGCTAACTTTGTTACTACGGCTACTATGTAATCTTCCATACCAGCCAAGTTGCCCTGGTTATCTAACGCAGGTTTAGTGATTAAAATTCTAAAGTTTGCTAAAGGCAATACTGTTACATGATCGTTATTGCTCGGTACTATGTAAGGATCGCCAGGGGTAATCGCTACTGCATTGGCGAGAAGAGTGCTTGGCGGGAAAGCAAAGACTGACCACACGCCAGCATTAGTAAGATCTGTGGCTAGTGTGCTACGTAGTGTGGTAATCGCAGCTGGCATATTAACCTACCAGTGATGCTGGACTTGAATACGGCTGGATGAGACCACGCACTCGG